AGGATGCGCAGCCATGAAAGCCAATGGAACAGCAAGGGTCAAAGTTTGTCGGGCCCTCGCGCCGAGTGCGGCGCCCACCACCAAGACAGTTGATGTACGCATCACTGCGAAACGCGTCTATGTGCCTTTGCTTGATCTTGTATTCGATCGAGAAACCCATCGCATGGTGAGCGCATTCAACCCGTACAGCGCATACAGCTATCGGCTGGAGTCTTACGAGGCGCAGCCATGAACGCCGAACGCCTCGCGGCCCTAGCGCTGCTAGACAGCATGCAGCGCACGACGCCCGGCGGCATCCGTCGCGAGCAGTTCTTGCGCAGGCACCCGCTCAAGACTCTAGCGGCGGCCCTCCCTTTCCTTGCGCTCGCGGTCTTCGCTGCGTTCGCAATCATCACTCGTTGACTCACAGGAGAGTAGAAATGGTTGCAAATAAATCCATCATCGAACGTCCCGTCATCGTCTGCACCGAACATCGCGGAGTTTTCTTCGGGTATGCAGGCGACACGCGTGCCACCGAAATCAAACTTAAGAAAGCGCGCATGGCGATTTCGTTCGGCACCACGCGTGGCGTGATGGAACTGGCTGAAACCGGCCCGACCTCGCGCAGCAAGATCAGCGCCCGCGCCGATATCGATGTGCGCAAAGTCACCGCTGTTTTCGAAGTGACGCCGGCTGCTGCGGAGAAATGGGAGGCAGCATGAACGCCTGGGCATACAAGCCTGTCGTGACCGTGATCGACGTGCTGGATACCGGCGCATGCATCGGTGGCGTGAAGGCCTTCGTGCTCAAACACGGGCTCGCCATCGTCCGCAAAGCCGCTGATTTTCTCGACATCGAATGGATTCAGCGCGCCGCGATGAACGGCTACGGCTACGACTACGGCTACGGCTACGGCTACGGCTACGGCTACGGCGACGGCTACGGCTACGGCGACGGCTACGGCGACGGCGACGGCTACGGCTACGGCGACGGCGACGGCTACGGCTACGGCGACGGCTACGGCGACGGCGACGGCTACGGCGACGGCGACGGCTACGGCTACGGCTACGGCGACGGCTACGGCTACGGCGACGGCGACGGCGACGGCTACGGCTACGGCTACGGCTACGGCTACGGCGACGGCGACGGCTACGGCGACGGCGACGGCTACGGCGACGGCTACGGCGACGGCGACGGCTACGGCTACGGCTACGGCGACGTGCTGAAATGAACAAACAAGATCGTGAGCTTGCCACGCCTGTTCCGGCTCCCCTCCCGGAACAACCCCAACACCTTGCGGAGGACAGGGTGCAAGCCTCCTCCTCCCTTTTCCCCTTGGACAAGCACGCGTTGCCCGACATGACTCCCGAACAATGGGCAGCATGGGAGCGGGAACGCTGCGGGCCTTGGTAACAAACGTCAGCGCTGGACGGACCTGAAAGCAGCGCGCCGTGGCGGCCCGGAGACCGACCGCCCAACCTCAACCCATGAACGAGGACAACGAAATGACCATGACCTTTCCCACAGGCGGCACCGGAGGCGACTTCAAGCGCGTTCCGGCAGGATCACATATTGCAGTGTGCAACTTGATTGCCGATTGTGGCATGCAGCCCGGCTCCCCCCTTTACCCATCGCCCAAACACAAGCTGTACATCCGTTTCGAGATTCCGGCTGAACGCGTGGAGTACGAAAAAGATGGTCAGACAATTGAAGGCCCCATGACCATCGGATCGTTCTACACCGCCTCGATGAACGAAAAGGCCACCTTGCGCAAGCAGCTCGAAAGCTGGCGCGGACGCGCCTTCACCGATGAAGAAGCCGCACAATTCGACGTGTCCGCGATCTTGGGCAAAGGCTGCATGTTGTCAGTCGTGCATTCCGAAAATGGTGGCAAGACCTACGCCAACATTGTTGGTATTGGATCGTTGCCTCGAGGCGTGCCGATTCCGGAGCCAGAAAATCCGCTGCTGTATTACGACGATCAATCGCCTGCCGTGGACCTGGACAAATTGCCCAAGTGGTTGCAGGACAAGATCAATGGACAACTGACCGGGCCTGTACCACAAGTGTCGGATACGCTCCCGGATCAAGGTGGGGCTGGCGGCGGATTCGAGGATGATGAAATCCCGTTCGCCCCGCTTGGCAAACATTCGCACTGGATTGCCTGATACGCCACTCACAGAGGATTGCGGGATGAGCAATGACATACGCAAACACCCACGGCCCCAACAGGCGTGGGGCGTCTACAACTGGGGTCTGCTATCGGCCATTGCGCGTACACGCCGCGAAGCTATCGCAATGGTTCAGGATCGGCGCGGGCTGTCATGGACAGAGGCCAAGAAATACATGGAAGTCCACAAGGTAATTGTGAGTAAGAAGGAGACCCCATGAACGCCGACAAGCTTGCGCAGGCTTTGCGCGCATTTCCAGAAGACCCAAATCCCTTCACTTATCGGCGCGCATATGCAAAAGCTCAAGCAGCCCTCGCCGAGCACGACGCCCAACCCGCGCAAGCAGCGCAACCGGTGGGCGTCCCTGCCGGATGGATGTTCGAAGAACTCGATGGCGGATTCGTCCATGTTGAATCGCCTCAGACGCTGGCCGTGAACCTCGGGTATTACCCGGAAGGGAACGCAACTGCGTCGCAACTACTACGCCTCTTGGCATGCGCCCTATTAGCCCCGCAGCCACCAGCGCAGCCGAGCGCGGATGCGGTAAGCATCGCTGCCGAAATTTCGACGCGGCCGGAGTTCGCCAAGTACGAAGCTCCGCTGATCCTGGACATCGTGCGCGAAACGCTCAAAGCAGCCCGCGCGGCGGAGGGTGGGAAATCATGAGCGCAAGCAACGCAACAGTGGCGACGGGTCATCACTGCGGCAGACCGATAGGCGGCGTTGCAACGTGGCTAGGCGGATTGCCACACCACCCCGAATGCACGCATGGACCTGGCTACCCGACGCACTATGCACCCCTCGCGTCTGAACATGAAGGGTGCAAGCCGCTGCACCAGATAACTGAAAACGATGTGCGCCGGATCGTCAGGGAAGAACTGGCGCGCGTAGCGCGTCCGCTGGAATGACGAGTTAGGTTGCGTACGGCCGAAGAAAATCATGGGACAAGCTCAAGACATGTTTGCGGCATTGATGCCGCCGAAGCCGCCTAGGGCAAAGCCGCGCGTGATGATGCACGTCACCGATGGCGGATACGTGGATGGGCTGGGCGACGCCGCAACGTTTAAGTGCGACCGGTGCGGCCATGAATCTGACTGGACGCGGATCAATGGGGTCACGGATGTCAGGCGCGGATTCCCGTGCCCGAAGTGCAACGAAGCAACCTAACGCTGGAAATCAGCCGCCGCGTAGCGGTCGGCTGGATTGACTTATTGGACGGCAGGAGACGAATGGTGCGAGTGCTCTCATTGAAGAAAAACCGACCGGAATACCTGCGCCGAGTGCGCGCGCAAACGCTGGCATGGATAAACGGACGACCCTACCACGATCCCGTGACCAATGAATGCTGCCCTGATTTTTCATGTTGCAAACCATCGCTGTTTACAAAAGACGCCGAACAGCGGCAACGCGAAGGGCTGGAAATGCTGCGTCGCGAGGGCGCGGATATGCCGCCCAACGGCTGAATTTAGGCGCCGTTGCGAAGCAACGGTCGCCTGGAATGAATTGTTGGGCGGCAACCGCCTACGGAGAACAGCATGGACATTTATTTGAACGGGGAGAAGGTGACAGTGCAGCCGGGGCGTGGGAGCAAGCCTGGTGCGCGCATGAGCGCGAGCTACGAACTGCTCGCCGAACTTGCAGGTTTGAAGGGTTGCATGCCGACGATCACATGGCGCGCGCCGGACAAGACCATGGGCCACGTGGGGATGGGCCAAAGGGTGCAGCTTGTTGAAGGCATGCAGATTGACGCTTGTGTCACCGGATGTGCGTAACCGATGAAACTGACCGCCTCGCAAGCTGCATGGCTGCGCTGGCTGGCCGAACGTGGCGGCTCTGGATACCTGGACCGCTACGGACGAGTGAATGCGCAGGGCGAGAATGCACCCCTCGCAGCATGGCCGGCATGGATGAACCTTGTGGCTGCCGGGTTGCTGGCTGGCGGCGAGCAGCGCCTGACGATCACGGATTACGGCAAGCAACATTTGCCGCCCAACAGTTGAGTTGTGCGGCGCGAGCGATTAGCGAGCGTCCGAACGAACGAGGAGTTAGGTTGCCATGAGCGCCCTAAGACACATTGAGCTGCTTTGCGACATTTGCGAAAACTCTGAATGGCTTGCGGGCAGGACTGTAGCAGCCGTCAGGGCCGAGGCAAGGCGGCGCGGCTGGCGGGTGGCGCTGCACAAGTCCAAGGTGCCACAAGCCGAGGACGCTCCGTGGCGCGGCAGCAGGAAGGACGTTTGCCCGCGATGCGCTAAACAACCTAACTCTGTTTTAGACCCCCAAAACAGCAATATGCACCCTTAAACGAGCGTTAATCATGACTGACACTGATGATTACAGAACCGCGACTGCGCCGCTTCAAAACATGACATTCACAGACTTCGTGCGATGGGCGGTTTTGGAATTGCTCAACAATGGCGAAACACAGATTGAATTTGAGATTCCCGGCATGTCGCAAGATGGAGTCAAAAAATACATGCTCGCCTTCCAGGTGCGCCTTGAGGAGGTGCAATGACTGACACAACCCTGCCGCCCGAGGTCGCGGAAGCGATGCCGGAGGGTGCACAAACCGAGCTGCAAGTGTTGGCTAATTACATTGAGCCAGGGGACGCAAGCGTGGCCTTCCACCTGATAGCAAGACGATTGCACATCCTCGCCGAGGAAAACGCGCGGCTGCTGGCGGCGAACCGTGACTGCGTGGATCACTTCGAGCAGATGCGGGCCGAACGCGACGCGCTCAAGGCGAGGATCGCGGAGGCGAGGCGAGTGATGCTCGGCACGTATCCGGCGCACGGTAGCGGCTACGTGCAGATTGTCTCCGACCCCGCGAATGGGATTGGCGACGAAACCTTCGCCCTGCTCAAGCTGGAGGACGGCGAATGAACTGGCAACCGATTGAGACTTGTCCGAGGGACGGCTCGTGCTTCCTAGTCTGGGTGCACGCGGAAACTCACGGCGAAAACGATGAAGGTTTCCCCACGGTTGCCGACAATTCCTATGCGGACATTGGATGGTGGCGCGCTGGGACCGATCCTGTTCTATATGGCTACGTTGACTTCGGCGGCCAGAACACGCACCACGTAGACGAGCCGGAGTATTGGATGCCCCTACCACCACCGCCAAGCTGGAGGACGGCGAGCGGTGAGTGAAGATAGCCAGCATTGGTACTTGCCGGATGGCACGCCGTTCTACGAATGCAAGGCGCGCGATGGACACATGCGTCCTGTCACGCTTCGTGACGCCCGCAAGGTTCACGCCGTGCCCAGCGTCACCACCGTATTATCCGTGGTGGCCAAGCCGAATCTGGAAGCTTGGAAAGTCCAGCAAGGGATTCTCGCCGCGCTGACGTTGCCACGCCGCCCAGACGAATCCGAGGTGGACTGGCTGCAAAGGGTGCGCGACGACGCCAAGGCGCAGGCCAAGGCTGCCGCCGAGGAAGGCTCACGCATCCACGCGGCCCTCGAAGCCCACGCACGCGGCCAAGCGTATCCCCAGCGCTATCAGCCCCACGTACAGGTTGTCTGGGCCGAGATTGCGAAACTGTACCCGGACATCACGGACTGGGTGCCGGAAACCCGCTTTGCCCATCCGGATGGTTTCGGCGGCATGTGCGACCTGCACTCGCCCTCGACGGGCGTGTGTCTGGACTACAAAGGCAAGGATGGGGACTTTTCGGACGGGAAGCGCATGGCCTACGACCAGCATTGGCAACTGGCGGGCTACCAGCGCGGCATGGAACTCCCCAAGGCGACGTGCGCCAGCGTATTTGTATCCCGCACGCATCCTGGCAAAGTAGCCAGCCACGTCTGGAGCACCGAGGACATGCAGCAAGGCCAGCGGGTGTTTGATGCCGCGCTGGCGCTCTGGCAGGCGATCAAGAATTACCCGGCGGCGCAGTCCGCCCAGATGATAGCCTCTTCGAGGTACGGCGTGTCGACGGACCATCCGGACGGCAACCGCAGGTAGTACATTTCGCCGATACGGATGACCCGCACGCTGGCACGGGTCCAGCGGCCCCACGATGCAATGCGGTTACGCTTGGCGTGCATGACGCGCCCCTCCATTGGTCGCATTCATTTCCACCAGCGCGAGCCTCAAGCACTCCGCGCATGCGTTGAACAGCTCGGCGTTCAATCCGCACGGCGTATCGGCCAGAACCTGACGGAGGAAGGTGTACACCTTGCGCCCGGCAGCCATGCGTGCGGCGCGTTTCTTGCCAAGAGGCCGATTCATGACTGCGCTTCCCGAGCATCGCGGAATCCCGCCCGATACGCGTGCATCAGGCTGAACAGATCGCGGGCACTTCCGGCCCTCAAGAGGGACCGCTCGCCGCCGCGTTCGTTCGTAATCTCGCTCAATCCCCACGCCAAGCCGTTGAGCGTCGATCCGCGGTTGATGATCAACTTGCCCACCAGCGCCACCAATCGATCCCCGTGGCGCGTGTAGGTGTAATCGTTCGGACGCCCCATCTCCCGCGCCATGATATCGCGCAGCGCGTTCAGGTCTTTTACCGTGATCCTATTCATGACCGCGCCCTCCGCTTCATGGCTGCAAGTTGCGCCTTCGTCGGCGGCTTCACCTTCAGCGGAGCGAGCTTGACCCGCGCCTCTTCCCGTACCGCCTTGCATTCCGCGATCCACTCCGCCCAAGACCGTTCATCCACCTTCGTATCCATGGCTCAACCCTCAATCAAGCAACCCAAGCGGCTGCACCATAGGTAATGCAAGTCGCGTGCCAACAGCTTTCAGCCCTATTCACATCAAAAAGTGACGCGCAACGTCACTTTCCATGCCCTAAAACGTCACCAAGTGACGCAATACGTCATCTTCTTCCGTTCAGTCACCCAGCCCAACAACAACCCAACAACGGCCTTTCGTGTGCATGTGTTATGTGAGTGAGGATGGGTGGACGGGGAAAGTACACCCACACCCACCTATCCTTGGTTCTCAAACCAATACTGATCAGTACAGTATTCATCCAATCATTCATGGATCACCAAAGGTACAGCCATTGCCCGGCAACGGTCGATCAGGACCGTTCAAACTGCTCACTGATGGGAGAGCCCAAGAATGCTTTGTGAAGGGCGAACAGCATGGAATTGTTTTGCACCCACACTACGCCCACCCCAAAAAAATCCTGTGGAAAGGGTTGTGTAAAGGGTAGTTGACAAGTAAGTGGATTAACCTTTGATTTCTTATAGGAATCAATTATTTAGTAATACATTCATAAACAGTGGTTTCGACAGAGTGATTTCCGACGACTGCTTTTGATCTTGGCTACGGGCTTGCGATGGTTTTGATCTGGATTTTCTCAAAGGCTTTTGCTTTTGATCGCGGTAGGTCGAAGCGGTGTTTGAACGCTTGCTGGGGTCTGGCTCTTGATCTGCATGCTCGCGGTAGGTTGACCTAAGGCGAGCGTGGAGATCAAGAGCCAGGAAGGGGCGAAAGACGATCCCGGGCTACGTAGGCGGGGCGATCAAAGGCAAAAGCCTTTGGAGGAAAGCCGGGGAGCAGGAGCGAAAGCAGAAGCTTGCCTGATTCACGTACTCAAGCGTATGGGCAGGGGTTGGTATAAGATAAAGAAGGGATGCTCTGGAACCCGCATCAGGACGCGGGTACAGTAAATTGATTGACGCACGGAAAAATATCGTATAGTTTATATGCCTTCATTGGATGCGGGTTCCAGAGGCTCGCTTTTTTGGAGGAAAAAATGCAACCTGAACGGAGTACAGTAATTGGCGATGACTTCGTGATGCTGATCCAGAACAAGAAGTGGGGCCAAAAATTGATGGATTTTAAGGAGTTGGGGTTCCGGACCCGGGTGCTTTTGGTCTTGTTGGACAAGGTGACGTACGGGAACGAGGTGTGGCAGACGGGAACGAGCATTGCCAAGACCCTTGGAACCTCTCCCATGGTGGTGAATCGTCATTTGGCGTATTACGCGAAGGTCGGTCTGATTCGTCGCGGAGGGGATGGGGAACGCTTCAAGATTTATCTCAACGAGGATTTTTTCTGGAAGGGCGGACGTGTCGGACGCATCATCGCCAAGCGCCAGTCCACAACCCACCGGTTCCAGCGATCCCGTGAGGTGCCATCGTGCGAACGTACTTGAGGGTTCCCTACGCCGAGAAGGACGCCGCCAAGCGTGCGGGCGCGCGCTGGGACGGCGAAAAGCGCTTGTGGTACGTGCAGGACATGGACAATCTGCGCCCCGTGATGCCGTGGATTCCCGAAGCCCTGAAACGACCATGGAACGCGCGTTCGCTTCCCCGCAAACCCGAGCCTTCCCTTTCTCCGAAAAGGGCGTACACTCTGCCCAGCCGACACGGAGCCTGATCATGCCCTTCCCGATGCGTCCCGCGAATCCCCCGCAATTCCTTCCCACGGGAGGCAATCCCAAGGTCCGTACGTTCCGCCCCAATGGCCTGGATGGTTTTACCGGCCCCGACTATCGCGAACGCCGCATGGCCGGTCCCGTGATTCCTGCGCTGGCTCCGGCGCGCAGCGTCAAGCGAATGGGTGTCGCGGTCGGAAATCGTGGAGAGTGGAAACGGTGAGGACGAACCTTGGGGTGAGGATGGCGATCCGCCGCTCCCCCATCGCCGCTTCCGATTGGGCACGCGAACTGGGCGTGGGTCATTCCGAAATCGTCAAGCTGCGCGATGGCTGGTCCTGCATCCAGCACGGACCTTTGATGCAACGCCTTGTCCGCATGCTGCAAGCCTTGGATGAAGGGCGCGTGCATTGGGAGAAGCGTCCGGCCCGTCGTCCCAAGGGACGCCCCTATCACGTGCTGGTCGGCAACGAGAAGTTCACCCCTTCAACCATGGGCCTGTACGCCGATTTCACCACCGGCCGCATGGTCAAACGCGCATGGAGCGAATCCGATGCGCTTTCCTGTTGAACAATTCCGAACGTTCTGCGGTGCACTGCAACTCAATTCCAAGGAACAGGGCCGGGTACGTTTCACGTGGAACGGTGCCCAGCGCCGTTTCATCGATCTTGTTGCCAAGGGACTGGAAAAAGGCATCCACAAGTTTGTCGTGTGCAAGGCCCGCCAGCTTGGCCTCACGACGGTTTGCCTCGCGTTGGACCTTTTCTGGCTGTATCGGAATGCCGGGATGCAAGGCGCGATGGCGGTTCCGAATGAAACGGTCCGCGACCTGTCCCGCAACATCATCGACAATTACATCGACGGCCTTCCGCCTTCAATGAAGTGGCCGAGGCTGCTTAACAACCGCAACGAAATGCGTTTTGCCAACGAATCACGCCTTGCCCATCTGATCGCGGGTGGACGCAACTCGGGCGCGTTGGCACGCGGTCAGGGCCTCTCTTTCGTCCACGCCACCGAAATGTCGTCGTGGGCCGATCCCGAAGGCGTGATTTCGCTTGAGGCGTCGATGGCTGAAACCCACAAGCGCCGCCTGTATGTGTTCGAGAGCACCTCGCGCGGCTTCAACGTGTTCCACGACATGTGGAAGGACGCCGAGCTTTCGATGTCCACCGAGGCCGTTTTCATTGGGTGGTGGGCCAAGGAGGATTACCGGATCGAGGAAACCTCGCGGCTCTGGAACACCTATGGCCGCAGCCACTTGTCCGCCGAGGAAAAGATGTGGGGGAAGGAAGTCAAGAAGCTCTACGGCGTGGAACTGGACCGCCAGCAATGGGCGTGGTGGCGCTGGAAGTGGGCGGAAAGCGGCGGCAGTCGGCTGCTGCTCGCCGAATATCCCTTCACCGCCGACCAATCCTTCGTCATGACGGGAAGCGAATTTTTCCCCTTGCAAACGCTCCAGGACATGCTGAAACGGACGCATGGGGATGAAGGCGAGTCGTGGAACTACAAGCTCTCGACCCGTTTCGAGAACACGGAAGTTTACCGCGACGAGGACGGTCCCTTGACCGTGTGGGAAGAACCGCAACCGGATTGTGCCTACGTGATCGCCGCCGACCCTGCCTACGGCGAATCGGAATGGGCGGACTGCTTTTGCATCGAAGTCCTGAAATGCACCGCGACGGGCGCCGAACAGGTGGCGGAATTCAACACGCCCGATTGCACCATGTACGGCTTTGCGTGGATCATGGCGCATTTGGCAGGTGCCTATTCGACGCCCAGGCATGCACCGACCGTGATCCTGGAATTGGGCGGACCGGGGCGCGGCGTTTTGCAGGAACTTCAACGGATGCCAAGCCAGTACGCCGCGACCGTGGCGGGCCTTTCGGATCGTGCACGGGCGGAACTCGCCGACATTTTCGGTTCGATCCAGCACTACCTGTACCGGCGCCCCGACAGCCTTTCCGGTTCGTCCCTGTTGCAATGGGAAACCACGTGGAAGACCAAGCAGATCATGATGAACACGCTGCGTGACCTGATTGAACGCGGCATGATCAAGATTCGCAGCGAAGCGTGGATCAACGAAGCGCGCTACGTGACCCAGAACGGCACATCGATCAAGGCCGAAGGCCGCACGCAGAAGGATGATCGGGTGATTGCCATGGCCTTGGGCTGCATGGCGTGGCAGGAACAATTGATGCCCCAGTTGTTGATGGGCCGGGGCATGGACGAATATTCCGGAATGGAGCACAATGCGGTCGCGCGTTCGATTGGGAACTGGCTGTCCAACCTCAACGCACAGACCGAAGAATCGAATTGGCAGAAAGCCGGGAGCATGTCATGGCAAGACTGACCGCCGCCAAACGACGCGGCATGAAACGCAGCACGTTTGCCCTATCGGGGCGCCGGTTTCCCGTCAATGACGCGGCGCACGCCCGCGCAGCCCTGTCGGGCGCGACCCGCGCCTTGCGAGCAGGCAACATCACCGCATCCGAAGCCCGCAAAGTGCGTGGCAAAGCCCGCGCCAAGCTGCGCGGCTCATCGTCCCGTTCCCGTCGCCGGTAGGAGTTCCCGCATGGGCATTGTGATCGTTGTCTTGTTGGCCATCCTGATCCTGTTCGCGGTCGCCGAAGTGCGCGCGCATCGCAAGCACATCGCAATCCAAACGGTCTTGCATGCCGAAGTGTCCTCCGGCATTGCTGACCTCAAGATGGCGATTGGCAAGCTGGACTCGAAATTCGATGGCGGGGCCAAGTCGTGAAGCGCTGGCGCTGCAACGCGTGTCTCAAACGCGGCCTTCCTGCCGAGGAATGCGAATGGGAAGATCATCTGACCCAAAGCCATTGCCGGGCGTGCGGCGAAGCGGCCACGCGCATCATGGAATTCGGCTGTTTCCAGTGCCACGACGAAGGTGTTATTTTTTTCGGGGAAGTCGCAAGCTCGCATCCTTGCCCCGAATGCGGCTCGGACGCCTTCCGGATCGTGTATGCACCTGCCGTGATCGGGCAGGCGAGCCGTGCCGCGCATGCCGCCGCCGACAAGCTGCTCGAAACTGAATTGCAGAACCAGAAAATCTCGACCACCAGCCTCAAGCGTGAACCCAAGCGCAAGGCCGAAGCCGCTCCCGGCCCCTTCGCAGCCCACTGGTCGGACGCCAAGGAACTCTTACCGGCAGGCGGCCGGGGCGTAGGGGGGCAATTGCCCTTCGGCATGCCGCGTCCCATTACTGCCGTCGTCGGAAAGTACGACGGTCCAGCCTGATGCGTATACCTCTCGCCATCGACGAGCGGTCGGCATGGCTGGATCGTACACGCCAGCAGTTGCGGCGTTCGCTCGACCAGCGCCGTGGCCACTATGGATCGTGGCGGACGTGGTATCTACATGGGGGATTTGAGTGGGGCGCGCGTTACAACAAGATCGGGCCGCAACTCAACACCCTTTCGTCCTATCTCTACTCGCCGCGTTCGGTGCGTTTTGGCCTGAACGCGGGTCCTTTGGCGGATGAAGGCCAATTGGGCATGTACGAAGCAGTCTCGGACCGCCTGCGTTCGTTGTGGGGCGAGTCCGGCGCAGATCAGCACTACGCCCACGGCGCCCTGTGGTCGCTGGTGTACGGCTGCGAAGTTCAGAAATTCGGATGGGGCGCCAAGCGTCCACGCTGTGATGCCGTGGGGGCAGGCAATTTCGGCGTGTGGCGGGATGATTTGCCGGGACTCGAAGGCCAGCAGGCCCTTTTGCACACTTTTCGGCTGGACGTCGATACGGTGCGGGGTTGGCTGATCGGCGCGGGCATGCCAGAAATGGAAGCCGAGCGCTGGATACGTCGCTGGGGCGAAGGCAAACCTGCTGCACACATGGCACAAGGCACGCTCGCGATCGGTGCGCAGAATCCGATCGTCTGGAATGGGAGCGCGCCGGGCACCGTGGCGGGGGGCGTGGCAGATTGGGGGTCGACTTCAGCAGTCTATGACGCGGCTTCGGACACGCCAACGCTCGAAATCGAAGAAATCTGGGCGATGGATGATCGCACCCACGATTACCGCATCTTCCAGACAGTGGAACACGATTTGATCCTTTCGGATCGCAAAAATGATTTCCTGCCGCACCACCATCCCTTTGTGCAGATGACGGTCGATCCAATCGACGATTATTTCTGGGGGTATTCGACGGTCGCGCAATTGATTCCCCTGCAGGCGTGGCGCGAAAAGCGCATGAACCAGTTGGACCGCCTGTTCGCGCGCCAAGCCAATCCGCCGATGGTCTTTTCAGGCTTCATGGGCGGTGTATCGGATGAAAAGGCGGCGGCGGTCATGCGTCGCGGTGGTTTGCTCGCCAATTCCCAGACGCCAAGCGCCAAGGTGGACTTGCTCACCCCAAACATCAATGAGCTTTCGTTCACCGAAATTGGCGAGATCGATCAGATGTTCAATGAAACACTGGGCTTGACCGCTGCTTTGCAGGGCGCATCGACCGGCGGCGAACGTGGCGGTGAACACGCACGCGCTGTCATGAGCGCGGGAGCGGGCCGTTTGACCCGGCGCATGATGAATGTGGAACGCGCGGTCGCCGAAGGCGCCTCGTTGTTGCTGGGGTTGGCGCGTCGATACGACGATACGATGCTCGTGACGGAGGATGGCATGAAGTTCACGCTGGCGATGTTGCCGGGCGATGCCAATGTCGAAGTCGCTTCGCATTCGGCGTCACCCTTGTTTGCAGGACAGGCCCAGCAACAGGCTGAACAATTGATGGAATTGGGCGTTATCGACAAGGAAGATTTCCTTGACCTTGCCGACCCGCCGATGGCGCAAGCCTTGAAGCAGCGGTTGAAGAAACGCGAGGCGCAACAGGCGCAGCAGATGCAGCAGGCGATTGCATCGGTGCCCGAAGCCGAACGCGGAAGCTTGCTCGGCAAGATTTTCGGCGGAAGGAGCAAACACTGATGCCTCTCGCACGCGGGACTTCGCGCAAGACGCTTTCCCGGAACATTCGTGAGTTGCATACCGGGGAAACCTACGCGCGCACCGCAAGGAAATCGGGCAAGCGCGCGGCGAACCGGCAGGCCATTGCCATCGCCTACGCACAGCGCCGGAAATCAAAACGCGGCGCACGCAAATAAAACTTGACACCTGTTCGTTCATTGGTGTTATAAATCCCTCCGTGCAACGCAATCGACCGCCGCGCACATCCGCGCGGAACCGTGCGGTCTTTACCGGAGCGATCCGGCAACACGCGGCCTCAATCGGGGCAAGGCGGTTGGACCCAGAGATTCCGTCTTACCATCCAATGGAGAAAAGACATGGCACGCAAGCACAAGAGCACCAAGCGTTCCGCGAAGCATTCGACGAAGCGCAGTCACAAGCGCTCGTCCAAGCGCGCGTAAGGCACGATCATGCGTACGCCCGTCCGCGAACCGCGTGAACCGATGGCCCGGAAAAGCAAGGCATCGCCCGCGCGTCCGGCACAACCCATCCATCGCCAACCGACAGGCCGCAACAACACGCGGCCTACGTCGCGCGGCGGCTACCGTCCGTAGGAGTCCATCATGGCTACCGCCAAACAGAAAACCGCCGCGCGCAAGAACCTGCGCAAGGCGCGCAAGTCCCGCAAGGTGCGTCGCTGAACCATGGCGACCCCCGATCTCGGTACGTTGTCCGCTCCGCTCCCCGGTCAAGGTCAGGCCGGGGCAGCGGGCGGCGATCCGTCTGGCGGCAATCCTGCGGACGCGGCTGCACCCGCTCCGGCCACGGGACAAGAAAGTCCAGCAGGCAAGATCACACTGGCCAAGACCAAGGTTTCCATTGCGTTGTCCATGTTGAACGCAACCCTCTCGGACTTCGAGCCGGGATCGCGCGAACACAAGGCGGTCATGGATGTGACGCGGAAACTGGCAAAAGAATTCGCAGGCGCGGGCGCCGCCAAGCAGTTGGCGCCGTCCGAAGCCGGTATGTTGCAATCGGAGGCGGCCAGCACCGGCGCCGCACAGTTGAATTCATGAGGATCAGAACATGGCTGAACGCCCGAACAACCTCACCCCTGAAACCAACGGTTTGCGTCCGCCGGACACGAACGAGAAGCGCTATGGCAACCTGATCAACGGGCCGCGCTTCCCTGAATTCGGCGGCGCTGAAGCCGTCAACAAGATCGTGAAGCGTGCGCCGTATGGCCGCATCGCCCACGTCGGTCGCCGGGGCAAGCCGTAATGGCAACCCCGCAACATCCCGCAGGGACCGCGCCGCAAGGTCGCCCGAATGCCCAAGGCATGTCGCAGGGCACCTACACGGGCAACGTGGGATTCTCGCGCGGCACCACGGACCTTGTTTCCAGAGGCGCAAGCCTGCCTTCAACCAAGGCGGCTGCGCCAACCCCTGCCCCGACTCCCGTTGCACAACCCGTTGCGCCGCCGCCTTCACGTCCGCGTTTTCTCGGCTCCGTTTCTTTTTGATGGATGGATGATCCCATGGCAGACCTTAGCAACGAACAGAAAATCCAGCTTTTCGATGAAGTGTCGAAGGACAAGGGCCTGTATCGCCAGATCGTGAAAAAGCTGGCGGACGCCCATCCCGAAACCTACATCCCGGAAGTGGAATTGGGCAACCAGATCGAAGCCGCCAAGGCGGAGCACGCCACAGCGCTTGAATCATTGCGCGCGGAGTTGCAGGCCGAAAAGGATGCACGCGTCGCCGCCGAGGCGATGATCAAAATCAAGCAGGAACATGGTGTCGATGATGTGCAGTTGGGCGAAGTCGCGCAGTTCATGCAACAGAACCACATCGAGGATTTCGATGCGGGTCTGAAATTCAAGCGGCTGTCCGATGCGGAAGCGGTGCGCGCCAACACGCGGATCGAAGATCGAACCAGCATGAAACTTCCGGCGCAGTTTGCGGAAGCAGTCAAAAATCGTCGCGGCTACCGCCGCAAGAAGTTGTACGAAGGCATCGACGAACTGCGCAAGCAGGGCGCACGCGCCGCCATCCTCGCCACCAACTAATCAGGAATCGCCGTCATGCCAACGCTCGGCACAGGCATCATACCCTCTGGCGCACTTGGTGCCCAGCTCTCCGCTGTCACCCGGCGCGGCATCACCGAAGATGCCATTGTTGCCTTGTACCAGGCATCGCCCACGCTGGCGATCTTGTTCTCCAAGGCCAATGCGGCTTCGGGCGGTGTCTCGTCCGTCACGGTCCCGGTGCAGTTGCAGCCGATGACTTCGGGTTCGTGGACCGACTTCGGGGGCACCTTCCCAGCGCCGCAAGTAATGGCGGGCATGGTTCCGGCAGAATTCAACCTCAAGGGGTTGGTGGTGCCGGTTCCGCTGTTGGGCATGCAAACCATGGTACAGGTGGATGAAACCGTGGTGAGCTTGCTCGAAGCCACCATGGACGATGCCAGCAATCAGGCTGTGCAAATCCTGACCACCGCATTGTTCAACAACAGCACGAACAACCAGCAGTTGATGGGCCTGCCTGCCGCGATCAGCGCCACGGGCACCTACGGCGGCATCAATCGCGCGACCTACACGAACTGGCAGGCCATCGCGATTGCCGAGGGCGCCGTTGCGCCGACCCGCAATTCGGTGCTGCTCGACATCATCAAGGTTATTGCCGGTCAAGCGGGCGGCCCCGGTGGCGAACGTCCGACCTTCGGCGTGATGGGTCCGCTGACGTGGCACAAGCTGGCCACGGACTTCGCGGCGGAAGAGCGCTACAACGTCAATCCGGGCGGCTCGTACGCCGATGGCGAATTCGGCGCACAGGCGATGTTCCAAGCCCTTTCCGTGGGCGGGGTGCCGATCTACCTCGACGCCAACATGACGGAAGGCGATGCGTACTATCTCAATGAGAATTACGTCTCGCTGTACTGCCATCAGGACGTGAGCTTCGGATTCACGGGCTTTGAATCCACACTGATCAACAACCAGATCGGTTTCATCGGCGCATTGCTCTCTCTGCTCGAACTGGTGGTGAGCAAGCCGTCCACGAACGCCGTCGCCACCGGCTACACCCACTCTTGAGGATCGAACCATGAGCCTGATTTCCAGCAAGATGATCCTCGCGAACAACCCGGTTGCATTGGGTGGCGAAGGTTCGGCCTACACTGCCATGCAGACCAACGTGTTTGCGGGGGCGGGCAATTTCCTGTTGCCCAGTGGCGATTGGTGGATCGTTCCGAATGCGGATATTTCCGTCCAGATCACGACCGATGGGGGCACCACGTGGGTGACCATCGCTGCGGCCAATGCCGGGTGCTTCATCCGTTCGGATGGGGTGGCCGTGCGTCTGGTGGCCAGTGCGGCGACGACCGCCGATTTCTTCGGTCCAGCCTGACCGGTGGGACGCATGAATGGCCCTGACCTCCGCATTCGCGCATCGACGGGATTGGCTCGCTGATTACCTGTTCGACGTAAGGTTCCTGTTGCACGATACGTCCGGAAATTACTTTCAGGACTCGGAACTCGTTGCCTACATCAATGAAGCACGCACCACGGTATGCGTCGATACCGGCTGTCTGCGCAAGCTCCTGGCCGTCACCCTGCCGGGTGGCATCGAAACCTTCTCCATCGGTGGCGTATTCGCCATCCCCGCCAATACCGCACCGCCGGTGGGCGGCGTTGCGCCCTATTCGCTGGTAAGCGGCGGCGGCGCCACGGCTACGGCCAACATCACCACGGTCCCGCTGACCGTGACGGTCACCAACGCCGGAAAGTATTACCAACCGCCCTTGGTGACGTTCGACGTGGGCGCGCCGGGCATTGCGCTGGGCGCTTCGGGCACGGCGGTTTTGAACGCCACGAACGGTGTTGCCAGCGTCTACGTTGATTTCGACAATGGCTCGTTCAACAATGCCGGGCTCACGCCGAACGTGATCTTTACGCCGGTGGGGCAGCCCGCGCAGTTGGATGTGGTGGGCGGCTTTCTCAATCTCACCAGTTTCGGTTCCGGACAATCAGGCGGCGTCTACATTCAGGACAGCGCCGCCACGCCCGTCCTGACGGCCCTGAATGGCGTTTCGATCCTTGATGCCGACATTGCCTCGATTGATCAGGTGACGGTGTTGTGGGGCAGCCAGCGCGTGCCTTTGCGCAATTACGCCTACAGCGACTTCAGTGTGCAGGTGCGCGGCATCGTGGGCTTCCAGTCGGTGCCGGTGGCGTTTTCCATGTACGCCGACAAGCTCTACATTGGTCCGATCCCGAACCAATCCTACGCGTACGAACTCGACTGCATCATGTACCCGGCGCCGTTGCTGGATTTTTCGACCATGGGCGAGATCAATGATCGTTCATCCATCATGGCGGTCAAGTATTACGCGGCGTTCCGCGCACGCATGAGCCAAGGCGATGCCGCCGCCGCCGAGGCGTTCTTCCAGTTGTATGGGCAGCGCATCGGCTGGTCCGCCAACCGCTTCACCACGCGGCTGTCGCAATTGTTCCCCGACAACGAGAACTTGGAGTGAGCCGTGGCCAACGAACAACAGGGTCAGGCCGCGCCACCTTCCAAGACGCTCATCGAGCGTAATTTCCAGTCGGTCAACATTTCGACGTCGCCCACATCCTTGCGGGATGGTGAGTGTGCACAACTTGAAAACCTGATGCCCTACGCGCCCGGCAATCTCGCTGTGGTGCCGGGGCAGTTGTTCCAGTCCACGGTGCCCGTCTTGAACTCACAATGGTGGGCGACAGTCACGGGGTCCAACACGCTGTATTACAGCAATGACCTTGTGACGTGGAACACCACGACGCGGACGCCCAATGTTTCGTCATCTTCCACGATGGCCCCTTTGGGGACGGGACCGGGCAAAACCGTGATTTTCAGCAACGGCACGAACAACGACGAAGTCATTACCAATTTCGGTTTCCCGATTACGACCACGCTGGGCACAGCAGCATTCAATCCAAATGTGGCGCAGTATTACCCCGATATCAACGCAATCATTGCGCTGCAATATGCTGGCGCTGGCGGAAGTTCAGGAGCGACTTCTGTATGGATTTCGACGGACGGCGGCAAAACATTTCAGTCGTATGCGTTGCCGGGGCCGGGAGCGGTAGGCATTACGCGCCTCAACAATGGCCGATGGTTGATAATTGACGGGCCAGCTTCTGGCGCAACGAGTTTATTTCGATATACCGAATCTTCGCTTCCTACGGGCGGATGGATAACGGGAGGCGGACTCGTTCCCGCGCCGCCCCCTTACTTTAATGCCTATTCCGGGATTGCATCCAACGGAATCACGGCAGTCGTCCTTGACAATGCGCAACACGCCTATTACACGACCGACGGCGTAACGATTACTTCGGTCAATACCCCCTCTCCACCCCATGATTCTCATCCTTACGACGCATGCGCGACCAACGGCAACACGTTCGTATTCGGATTGGATGGGGGAACTCCGGCCAATGTTTTGCAAAGCATCGACGCTGGATTAACGTGGAACGCGCGCGCACTTCCCTACGCATCATCCAACCCAACCATGATGCGCTATGGAAACGGCGCGTTTGTATTGAGCACCACAACCACTAAGCCCATCATGAGCACGGATGATGGCGTCACGTGGACTTCGATTGCTGCGCTACCCGCTGGTGCCCAAGTGGCGCCTGTGGAGTTTATTTCGTGACCGCCATTGCCAACATGTGGACGTTCGACAAGGTGAATGGCGAAAGCCAGATCATCTTGCAAATGGATGATGGATCGATCTTCCAAGCTCACCTTGTGAATCCTCCGCCGTGGACATGGAACCTGATCGTCACGGCAGGGGGCACCACGGTAGGCGGCTTGCACTTCACCAAATGGACAGGCGCTGATTCCCAAGGCAATCCCGAAGCCCTCTTGTGGGTGGATACCGTGAAGGGCTACGGATCATGGGATGGCACGACGTGGAAGGTCTTGCAGGCAGGCGTCACGGGCCAAGCCATCGCCGTGTACGCGGGTCGCGTCTGGATTGCATCGGCCATGGAAATCCTGTTCACGGCGCCCGATGCCTACAACGATTTCAATGCCGCCGATTACGCAGGCGGATTCCAGCTTACCGATCCGACAATGCAAGGGCCGGTGCATTCATTGCAGGTTGCACAAGGCTGGTTGTACCTGATCGGCTGGGGCATGATGGCCCTCAACAACGTGCAGGTGCAATCGGTTGCCGGATCAACGGTGCTTGTCACGACGTACTACCTGACGCCTGTATCGTCCAGCATTTCCATTGCCAATGATCGTGCGGCTTTGGTTTGGGACAATACCCTGTTCGTGGTTTCGACCACGGGGTTGTGGGCGTATTCGGGACTGAACGGACAGATCGTCAGCGCCAACATGGGCGACAATTTCTCGGGTACGCAAACAATGTTTGCGGCGACCGTCTATGGCAAGAATCTGATCGTCCTTTCGTCCGGCTACGTGTTCATGCTGGAAGGACAACAATGGTTTACGATGATCGGCGATGCACAAGGCTGGGTTGCAACATCCTATTTCATTGAGGATACGACACAATCTCTCGTGGTTGCCAACAACCAAATTTTGAAGTTCGGTGCAGACTTCACCACGGCGCGCGCTTGTACGATGGTGACGAAGTTGTACGATGCCGGGAACGCTTCCATCAACAAGCAGGTCTTGAAGATGGGGGTCGAGTTGTTCCCCAACGAATTGCTGCAACCCGTCCCGACTTCGCTTTCAATCTCCTTGACCCTGCAATTGCTAGGGTACGTCTCGCGGTCGCAGGCAGTGAACATGCTGCAAAGCGTCAACAATTTGCTCCCGCAGAACATGTTCCTTCCAACCACGGTGAACATGCTGGATCGTTATTTTTCGTTGAGCGCGCAGTTGACGGCTTCACCTGGCACATCCATCGGCGCGTGTTTCTTCCAGTTCATGGATTCGACGCCGTGGCCGAACCGCAACATCATCGTCGATACGATCCTGCCCAACCCCAGCCCGAGCGTCACCGTCGATCAGTCTCCCGTCACGATCCTTGTGCAAAATTGACCCATGGCCATCATTGTCTCCAACGAAAGCAGCCTTGAGCGCGATCCGATGCAGGAAGCGATCCAGCAGGCACTTGCGGGCATGGACCTCTCACGCGTGCAGGATTCTCGGGCGGCGTTTCGCTACGCCGTATCATCTGTGGATCAAGGCAATGTACCGACACTGGTCGGTGCGCAGACGGGCGGCAATTCAGGCACGTTGGGACCGACTTCGCCTGTAACGATCATCGGCGAAGATTCCATTGTCACCACCACGACAGCCAACCTGACCACCATCAAACTGGTCAGCGATCAAGGCGGCGGGGGCTTGCCCGGCAACACGTACTACTACGGCACTGGGCCTACGGGCGTTAAAGGGTTCTACACGGTCGCCTCCACTATGGCCGTGGCATCCACCAGTCGCTTGACCGACACGGTTGGCAGCAATGGCGTATCGACCTTCGATCTTGCGACGGTTGCCGATTCCGGCACCGGTAGTTTGCTGGCGCTGGTGAAGGACGCATGGGGCCGCATCACGGGCACCAAGGCGGCGACTATCACGGGCACCGCAGGACGTGTCACGGTCGCCAATGGCAACGCCTCGGCAGGTTTGCCCACGATTGACCTTGCCACCACAGCCGTCACGGCAGGAAGCTATGGCGACGCCACGCACGTTGCAACCTTCACCGTGGATGCCTATGGAAGGCTGACGGTGGCAGGATCAACGGCTATCGCTTTCCCTTCATCGTTGCCCCCTTCAGGCCCAGCAGGTGGAAGCCTCGCGGGCACCTACCCCAACCCATCGATTGCCAACAGTGGCGTGACAGCGGCAGCGTATGGTGATTCGACGCATGTGGCGACCTTTACTGTAGGCACCGATGGGCGCTTGACGGTCGCGGGGAGCACGGCTATCGCCTTCCCCGTCACGTCCGTATTCGGGCGCACAGGTGCTGTGATCGCTGCGGCGAATGACTACACCTTTGCGCAGATCGGCAGCAAGCCGACAACGGTTGCAGGCTATGGCATCACGAACGCGCTGGTGACCACGAACAATCTTTCGGACGTTGCCAGCGCGTCAACTTCGCGCACCAATCTGGGCATCGTGATTCCCCAAGGCTACATCGACGGCCTGCAAATGCAGTGGGTGAGCGGGACGTCGATCACGGTCACCAGCGGCAATGCCTACATTCCGAGTCTTGCGAATGTGCTGGCATGTCCTAATGCCATGACGCTTTCGGGTCTTTCACTCACGGCCTCGACTTGGTATCACATTTACCTTTACAGCAACGCCGGAACGCCTGCGATTGAATGCGTGACGACGGTGCCGGTTCTGTACAACGGCACGGCGTACCAGAAAACGGGGGACAACTCACGTCGGTATGTGGGGAGTGTGCGCACCAATGCAAGTGCCAGTATCCAGCCCTTTCAGATGGATTCAGGTGGAAACATATTTTATGGTGTTCCTCCAAATACTAATGGGTTGCGTGCTTTGTCAAATGGCATGGCGACAACGAGAACTGCGTTCTCGGTTGGGATTGGGATACCTGTTACGGCAACATATTGCATATTTGAACTAACTAACACTGATACTAGCGTTTTTGTAAATTTCGGGAATCCTATGAACCCGTCGCCCGGAGGGGTATTAGGTGTTGCGCCTGGAGGACCTCGAGCAGGGGCAATAGTGAGTTTCACGTGTGATGATAATCAAAATGTTGATTACTTTTATACCAGTTCTCCAACAAGTGGATTTTATCTTGACATTTATGGGTATCACGCAAATCGTTAGTAAATCAACATGATTGAATAAATTTAGAGAACACTCACCGAAACATGAAACAGGGGTTTGAAGTGGATGATTTCGACATTCAGAGATTCCTCGGCGCCATTGATGCGAGGACAACGATGCTTGAGAAACGGGTAGCCATCATCGAGCATGAAATCAAGGATGAACTTCGCCTGATTACTGGCAAGATCGACCAGATCAATGCCATCGTGACCGCCAACACGGGCGGCAGGCGGGCCATCGCGTGGTTCTGCGCCTTGCTGGCCACGACCGTGGCGCTCCTGACCACGCTTTATCACATGGGCGTCATTCGTTGATGAGAAATGTGCTCGCCAGTTTGTTCAAGCAAACCAACGGCACATGGGATTTGTCGCGCGTCCTGATGGCGTGCATGGCGCTGGCCTTCATCGGGCAGAGCGCCTACGCACTGTGGCGCGGGCAAGCGTTCGACTGGCAATCCTTCGGGATCGGCGCGGGGGCGATCACGGGCGGCGGCGGTGCAGGCGTCTGGATGCACGGGAAGTCGCCCCAATGAGAAAGTTGAACGATCTTGAAGTGATCCTGCGCGCCGATGAAATACGCGCCATGGCAACCCGTATCGTGCGCAAAGTCGAAGGTATCCCGATTCCAACGCCAACGTTGATGCTTGATCTTGTCCAGCGGGGCATCCTGCACGCATGGGAGCACGCCGGGACGCTGGGGCTGGTGCAAGTGCATTGCCAAGGCCCCCGCATCCTTGCCCGCGTCTGCTATGCGGCGGGCGACTTGAAAGGCGTCCTTCGGTGGTACGATGCGTGGGAAGCCGAGTGCAGGCGCTACCGGGTCGATGAAATCCGGATTGGCGGCCGTCCCGGCTGGTTGCGCGTGAGCCGGAAATTGAAGCGCGGATTCGAGGCCACGGACGACGGCGACATCATCAAGAGATTATGCTGATGGGCGGCAAAGGCGGTTCCTCACAGCCTTCACAAACCCCTGCCGAGGCCATGGCCTATCAGCAGGCGCAACCGTTCCTGCAAGAGTACAACTCGGGCAAGCTCAACGTGCCCAATCAAGCGGTCGCCAACCTTGCCGACACCAACCAGACCGCCAGTACGCTGCAACAGTTCGCCAACAGCGGCATGCTGGGCGATTCGTCCCTTGCCAATCTTGTCGGTACAGTCAAGAAAGGGGATGCATCGGGCGGCATGCAGGCCGGGGCGGGCAGCGTGATCGACCTTTCCAAGCTCTCACTGACCCAACAAATCCTGCAAACGGACCTCAATACCGGCATGGCTTACTTGTCGATTTCCAGTGGGCAGGCCGCTGATCTTGCGGGCGTGCAGCAGGAACAAAGCGCCGCCCTGGCGAATGCGTTGGGTAAAGCCGCTGATTCCGCCGCAGGCATCCTTTCCAGTTCCGGCCAAACGCCGCAGGCGGGAACTGACATGTCCACCGGCTACACGGGCGCATCCTCCGTGGGCGACTTGTGGGCGACGGGCGGCAGTTCCGAATTGGCTCCTGATATGGCGACCGCATGATGGCCACGACGACCGCTCCCGCTCCCGCAACGCCAAGCCCTGTAGCGCCATCTGGCATGGGGCAAGGCTCTGCCATGGCCTCGCTTGCGCGTGCCCCGCAGACGCCAGCACAAGCCGCCCCTGCGCCGTCGCAAGCGGCCAATCAGATCATGCACGCCCCGGCCACGGCAGCAACAGGATCGGGCTTTGTGCCGGAAACGGGCACGCCCACGCAGCGCGCCGTGGCGATGCCGAATGGTTTGCCCACCCAACAGAGTTCCATGCTGCACGACCTTGCGAGCATTTCGCTTGGCTTCGCCAACCCTGTCGCGCCGGGCCAAGTGACGAAGCAACAGCAGCAGGTGCTTTCGGCGTGGCAGCAGAACGCCCAGTCCGATTACAGCCAGTACATGGCCTCGCACGGTTTCAGCAACCTTTCCGCCGATCCGGGCGCGCTGTTCAACGAAGAAGCTCTGGTCGCGCAATCGCAATGGTCGGTGATGGACACGCAAGGCGCGATGACGGCGCTGAAATTGTCGGTGTCCGATTACGATCAGTGGATGAAAATCGAACAGGAAAAAAAGAAGGAAAAGGGCGCCTTGATCGGAAAGGTGTTCGAGATTGCCGGAGCCGTGGTCGGCTTCGTCTATGGTGGCCCTGCCGGGGCTATGCTGGGCGCCGAAGTCGGTGGGTATGTAGGCGGGGCCGTCGGCGGCGCAACTTAATTCAGAGGAATGAATCTCATGGCAACCCAAGCAATCCAGCAAGCGCCCGCGGCGCCCCAACAGCCTTCGCCCGCCGCGCCTGTACTTGGCAGCGACATGGGCGGCTTTTCGGGTATCGCCAAAATGTACGATCAGACGCGCGCCAGCGCAGGGGCTGCCAGTGCAGCCCAACAGCAACAGATTGCGCCGCTCGAAGTCCAGCTTGACCAACGCGAGGCCGCGGGCGCCGCAGAACAAAAACGCATGGAAGCCATGTATGACGAGCAGATGCACGGCCTGAACCTGATGCAGCAGCGCCAGCGCCTGATAACCATCAACCGCGCGCAAGTGCTGCGCAAGACCCTCCCCATCATCGGCATCTTCGCCTTGATCGGAGGCGCGTTGGATGGGGTGACCGGAGCCATGTCGGCCTTGGGCGGCGGGTTGGCCGGGCTTTCGCAGGGCATGAAGGAGCGGTATCAGCAGGCGTGGAGCCAATACAACACGCAAGTCAAGACCATGTTTGACCAGGTGAAGGATACGCAGGCGCAATTGAAGGCGATCCAGAACGACAATTCCAAGACGCTGGATGAAAAGCTTGCGTTGCTCAAAATCACGGGCGCGAACATGCCGGTCTACAACAAGATCAACAACAGCGAGGCCGATGCCTACGCCAAGTGGGTCACGGAAACGACTTTGATGGACAAGCGTATCCAACTTGCCGAAACCGCCCACAAGGGCGCAGCAGCCGTGAACAAGCGCGTGACCGTCACCGCCGTCAATGATGCGATGTCGCAGGCCTTTCCTTTCGCGGCACCTGATCTTTCCAATGCGGAATTCACCGGACAGAACGCGACGGCAGCGTTGTCGGCAGCACGCGGCGCATGGAAGCAGGACCATCAGATGGCATCGCTTCAGATTGCCACCATCGCGCAGGATTACATGCACAAGTCGGGCAGCGATTGGCCGAGTGCCCTGCAACATACGATCAGTTGGCTCCGCACGAACAAGTTGCTGGAATCGGGCAAGACGCCCACGCTGGACGATACGGACATCGAATCGCGCATGTTGGGCGGCGATTTGCCGCAAGGCGTGAAAATCCAGTTGGCGCCGGGTACACCCAAACCGGTCGCGGACGCCGTGCGCGCAGCCGCCAAGGCCGATCATGCGGCGACGACAACCGCTGCACCCAAGGCCAAAACGGGTACGACGATCTACGTTGCGACCAGCGGACAGCGCTACAGCGCCGCCGATGTGGCGGCTGCGGCCAAGAAAGCAGGCGTGAGCGTGGCTGATTACGTCAAGCAGAAAGGGCTTTCTTCCATCAAGCTCGGTGGATAATCCGTGGCCGATACCGCGCCGGTGCCTTTGGAGGATTTGCCCGATGTGGGGCCGAAGGCGTCAGACAGCGCGCTTCCGAAATTGGGCAGCAAGCCTTCGTCCGGTTTCATGCGTTCCGCATTGGACGTGCTTGGCGCAACCCTTACGGGTGAAGCCACTGCCGTCGCAAAAGGCGCTGGCAGCGTGGCGCAATCGATTGCGGGCGTGATTGGTGGACCCAAGCTCGAAGCTGCTACCCAAGCCGAAGCCGACAAGTTCACGCCGCACTACCAGCCCATGACGGAAGCGGGCGTCGTGACACAACGGTTTGAACAGCGTTACATCGAAGGCGTGAAGTCGCAGGAAAAGCAGATCGCCAGCGCCATCGCCAACGGCCAGAGTTTCGAGGACGAGCCGGGCCAATCCATGTGGGAACTGGTGCAGGTGCCCATCCAGGGCGCGCTGCATGGCGCGACTTCAATCGTGGGCTGGGCGGCGGGCGTGGGATATACGGCGGCGGGGCAACCCGCCAAGGGCGCGCAGATTGAAACATCCATCGGGAATTTCGTGCCTGCTCCGCAACCGGTGACTGCGCTGGGACGCGAGTGGAATACGTGGGGCATGTTGTTTGCGCCCTTGACTGAAACAACCCACGCCGGTGAGGCGGAATACACGGCGGACATCAAAGACCCTTCGGCATGGGCGCACTACGCGTTCGAGGCCGGATCGGCTGGTTTGATGCTGGTAGGCGGCAAAGGACTAGGCGAAGCGGGCGGCGCTATCGGACGCGCCACGGGATTGCTGGACAAGGATGTTGCGGTTCCCCTTTCCACCAAGCGCGAAGTGCCCGATGAAGTACGGGTGCCCGAGCGTCCCGGTGCCAAGGCGGAAGAAACATCGGCAGCATCGGCGGAGCCCAAGGACACGCTGTTCGACACGGGCGATGCCGAGATCGAACGGGAAGCGGCGCGGCAAGCACAGCGCGATCAATACCATGATCTCAACCGCAGCCGCGAAGAAGAAAATACATTCACGCCGTACAAGGACGAGAACGGCCAACCGCTGACGGTCTACCACGGCACCAACGGCGACTTCACCGATTTCAAGACCGAAGCTGATAGCGTGTTCAACTATGGCCGGGGCGGCAGGGGCGGCAGCATTGGCATCTACACGTCGCCCAATCCTGACTATGCCGGGGCCTTCGCCGACACGAGCAAGCCGGGGGCCAACCTGCGCCCCGTGCATGTGCAGTTGCGCAATCCACTACATGCCCGGTACGAAACCTTCAACCTTGCCGATCAGGAAAAGGTGCTGGAACAGGCGAAGGCGGCGGGTCACGATGGCGTGATCTTCCACAACGGCAACGTGGTTGATGAAATTGCGGTATTCGATCCGGCCAACATCCGCAGCATCTTCGACAAGAATGCGTTCGAGTCAGTATCGGACCAGCAGGCCGATTCGATCCTTGACTATCAGCGCACCCTGCACGACGCGGCCCAAGCGCATGCGGACGATGCTGATTTCAGTACGGCCCAGCAGAGCGCCGCACGCACGGATGAACTGTTACGCGGCGGCGGTCCCGGCCATGCGGGCATCCCAAAGGGACAGTACACCGGCGACTGGCACGACTACCTCGCGGCAATGGCTGAACTCGCCGGTACAGATATTGGCGCGTTGCGATTGAGTTTCAACGAACTTGAGGGCTTGGACAAGGAGCCGGGCGAGTTCGATGATCTCGAAACCTTGTCGCATGAAATCCCGGAACGGGATGAGAATGGGTTGGAAGGCCTGACGCCACGCGCCAAGGAGCATCTTGCATCGCTCAAGGCCAAGCGAAGCCTGAAAGCCGCCTTCGGGAACAAGGTTCGTGATGTGCGTAGCGGGCTTTACAAGGTGTACTCGGGCGCGACCAGCAAGGCGAGTGAAGCTGACATTGCCCACGTCGCGCAAACCATGGCGCTGGGCGCGATGGAACGCGAACGGATGGAAGCCGTCAATGCGGGCATCCGCAAGGTATTCGCGCGCATGAATGATCAGGACTTGGCGGCGTGGTGGCGGCATTTCCAGAAAGGCGCGCCGATGCCGGATCACTTGGGCGACAAGGCGGATTGGGCGTCCATCGACAAGTTCTACGAAGATATCTTCGCGCGTGGCATGGAAGAGCGCAGACTGGCGGCCGATCCCGTCAACGAAATGAAGCGCGCCAAATACTTCCCCCAGTACGCGCGGCCCAAGGATTGGACCCAACGTTTGAACCTTGGGCTTTCCGGCAAGGAACGCGCCTTCGATACGATGGACAATCTCTTGGATGCCGGGGTTGAACCCTTGTCCATGAACCCTGCCGTGCATTTCCACTACTGGCTGCGCGGGCAGGAACGCGCCATCGGTCGGGCGGAAATGCGCTGGCAGAAAATCCATGGCGGGTTGCGCGTGGTGCCCAAGTCCTACGTCCCCAAGCCGGATGAACTGACGGTCGAATCGCCGGACGGGTTGGTACGCTATGCGGGGAAAGCCGATCTTGTGTCCTTCATGAATAAGAACGTGCTGGCCAAGCCGTTCATGGGATTCGAGGCCAACTTGATGGCCACGCTGCGCGCAGTAGGGGTGGTCAAGAATTCCGCACAAGCAGTCCTGTTCGGCTTCAACCCCTTCCACGGCATCCACATCGGCGTGTTCGTGCGGCCCCTGCACGGGCTGGCTGAATCGCTTTCCTTGATCGACAACAAACTGACACCGAGCGGCGTCGTGGACACGGCCAAGGCATTCGGCAAGATGTTCACGACGGCGGATCGGCCCAAGGTGAACGGCGCCAAGTTGAGCGCGCGCAGCATCCGCAAAATCGCTTCGGGTAAACAGGGCGGCATCCGGTTCAACCGAAAGACCAAGGCCGTGGAATTTCCGGAGGGCGGCGATCCGTTCCTTGACGTGATCGATGTCGTACGCCACGGCGCCGATCCGTCCATCCTCAAAACGCCTGCACAAGAAATTCTGCGGCGCGCGGCGGTGGGCGGCTATGAAATCCACAACCCCGAATGGACGAACGTGGCGCACGCCAAGTTCCTCGAAGGCGTGCAGGATGCCACGGCCTCGGGCTACATGCGTGCGGCAGGCTGGACGATTCCGGCTTTCCTGCGTTCGCTTGGCTATCCGATGATGGATCAGTTTGTGCCGCTGGTGAAGTTGCGGGCCTTCGCCGCCGACACGGAACGCTGGCACCAGGCAAACCCCACCGTTGAACCCGGATCGCCTGCCGAACGCGTGGCCTTTGCGCGTGCGCGGCGCGAGATCGATCAGCGGTTCGGGGAAATGAACACCAAGCTTTTGGGCATGCACCCGCTGCTCGCGGCGGCGTTTCAGGGATCGATGCTTTCGTTCGGCTGGAACTTCGGCCTTGCCAGCCAATTCGGTGGTGGCGGCAAGGACGCGGTACACAAGCTGTTCGATGCGGCGACCGGCGAGCAACGTGAAAAGATGCGCAGCCGCGCGTTGTACGCCTCCCTGTACGCGGGTTACGCCTGTCTGGCCGGGGCTATCGTCACCAAGGCGTTCAGCGGCAAGGACCCGGAAACCTTGAAAGATTGCATCTACCCCATCGTCGGCACTGACAAACAGGGCCAAGCGATCCGGGTCAAGTTGCCGTCACTCATGAACGATTTTGGCGCCGAGTTCTACAACACCCGCGACAAGGGCGTGTTCGAGGGCACCCGCGAGACGCTGGCCAACAAAGCAGCCCCCATCTTCAACAGCTTCGACCAGTTCATCACCAATGAGAACTGGATGAACCAGAAGATCAGCGACCCTTACGCCCCGGCGATCCAGCAGATCGCCCAGCGGTTCAAGGCCGTCATGGAAAGCAACCTGCCGATTTCCATCGCCCAGGCCGAACGCCAAGTCCACAACGTCACGCCTGCCGAACAGAAGGCATTATCCATCGCCGCTTTCGCGGGCATCAACAAGGCTCCGGCCTACGTTTCCACCCCGGCCCCCATCGAGCAGATTTACCGGGTGTCGGCGATCCTTGGCGGTCAGGAAACCTATTCCAGCAACCAGCTTTACCAAGCCGAGAACCGCGCCAACCTGCGCGACTTGTTCGAAGAAGGGCAGGGCAGCGGCGACTTCGGCGCCTACCGCATTGCCGAACGCCAATTCCAGACCAAGTGGAACACGCTGCACCCCGATACGCCGCTGACCAAGACAGGGCTGCGGGCGCTACGCAAGCGGCTGCGCTCGCCGCGTGCCGCCATGACCTTGCAGAACGAGCAGAATGAGGGGCAGGAGCACGTCTGGCAGTCTATGCAAGACTACGGCGACGGCATGGCCATGCTGGCCCAATACCTTCCCTACTTCCACACCACGGTCAAGCAGCAGATGTGGAAGCGCATGACGCCCCAGCAGCAGGCCGAGCTGAAAGCCCAATGGGGTGCGCTCAACGCTCCATTAATACCTGCGGCATCTACAGTCCATGTGCATGCGCCTGTATTCATGGCCATTCCAAGACCAACTGGACTTATTCAAGCGGGGAACATCGATTTGTCGGCACGCCCCACTGTACATAATGCAGATGGATCAATCAGCACGGTTCGATCAATAACGATAACCGATGACAAAGGGCGCGCTACCTTGATACCTACGGTCGTAGGCAATAAGGTCGTATCCAATCAGGATGCAATTGAACACTTCCGCAAGACGGGCGAATTGTTGGGTGTGTTCGACAACGAAAAAGATGCCGATGCGTACGCGGAAGCCCTACATGAACAACAGGCAAAAGAGTATTTGCCCCATTAACGCTCCGCCCACGCCACCAACATCTGCGCCACAAGGCTGAACAGGGCAAAGCCTCCGGCCACGGCCAGCCGCAGCAGGCTTGGTTGCCACATGGCCCAACAGGCCAAGGCGAATACCAACATCACACTTGCGACCGCCGTGGCGCGTCCTGAAAGCACGCGCAGCAAGACCCTTGCCACCGTAGCCTCATGCTGTTCGAGACGCACCACGGGGCTCACGTTGCGTTCCTTCAAGGGTTCCAGCGGCAGTTGCGGATCAGTCATCGGCTTCATCCTCGGATTGGGCAAAGAAGGCGCCGCGTTCGGACGCATCGGAATCCTTGTTGATGGCCTTTTGCCAGTCCACCCCCAGCTTCAAGGCGTCCAGACGAAGGGCGGGTTCGAGCGCAGATGCCGCCTCAATGACCTTGCGGATTTCACGTTCCAGCAGCTTTTTGAAGGGGATCGGACGGGCCATGAGGGTTCCAAAAGGTACATTAAGACGGGCTTGATCGAGAGCCTCAAAACACAAGGCATTGAAAAACAAGTCAACGGGAGTTGAAATCCGTGCGCGTGTGCCTCACGCGGCCCACTGCCCCGTTTCGATCATGTTGGCGAGGCGCGTGTAGCGGACTGGAAGCTCCCGGTAAACCTTCGTGGCGCGAAGATCATCGGCAGCCGCCTGCCAGCGCTGGGCGGCGATGTAGCCGAAGAACACACTGAACGTCGCAATCGACCCGGTGCCGAGATTGAAGAGCATGTCGGCGATGGCGGCTTGGCGGACATCATTCAGCAACGCCCACCAGGACTCGGTAGACGCTACCGCCAGCACGGCATCCAGATCGTGCTGGAATTGCAGCATGGCCGCTTGATTCAGGAGCGCCCACACGTCGGTTGCCGGTGGCGAGGCATCGAGGTTGTGCCCCACGCCCCACGTACGGTGCCCGGTGGTGTCTACATACGGCCAGATGCGTAGCCCTTCATCGTGCAGGATCAGCGATTGCATGTCAGTCATGGGTGTGTTCCTCGTGGCGTTTCAGCATCAGCGCTTGGATGCCATGTTTGCGGGCCGCCTGTATCCATTCCAGCGCCTTGCCGTTGTTGACGTGGGCCGTGGTAACAAGGATCGTCCGGAATCCCATCACGGCAGCCAGCGACGCCTTCTCGCAATCGCGCGTGATGCCGGTTCCGGAAGTGTGGCCAGAATTGCCCTTGGCGTACACGCCGCCCTGCACTTCGACCAACAGGTCAGGCGAAACGAAATAATCGAAAGCAAACTTGCGCCCCGGAATCGGCTTGTATTGCGGGATGAACGCCATGCCGACACTTCGTAACTGCGCGTCCAGCAGCAATTCTCCCTTGGACGTTGCTCGTGGTTTGACTGTCTTTTTGGCAGGTTTTGGCTTGATGGCCTCCAACGCCTGCTTGCGCCCAGCATTCCACGCCGAAAGCTGATCTTCGGTCCACCGAATCGCCTTGCTCATGGTTTCACCTTGTTGTTCAAGTGCCGAAGATCGGCAATCTGTGCGTTGCAAACCGCTAGGGCGGCCAGCGCGTGCTGCCAAGCCCACAATAAATCGGCATTGGTCTTAATCCCCGTGGGAGGCGCGATACAGGGCACCAAATCGGAAGTCGGCATCGGCACGTACTGAACTTTCGTCACGGTCACAATCTGTGGCGGGGCAGCGACAGGGGCGCTGGCACAACCTGCCAAGGCCAGCAATATCGCAATGATCAAGATTCTCACGGATTGCCTCCGGCAGCGGATTGGACGGAGGCGGGAACGGGCTGCGCCAACCACGTTGCGACATCCGGTTTTGCCTTGGCCTCATCGGCAATCTTTGCCTGCAATGCCGTGATGCGATCCGCTTGAGTCTGGATCGTTGTCGCATGACTGGTGGCAGCTTGTTGGGCTTCCGTGATGGCAGCTTGCTGTTGCGCCAGTGTGGCCGCGTCGGCCTGTGCCTGTGCAAGCCGCGCCGTATCTTCGGCCTTGATGAGGGCCTTGGACTGCGCCGTTTGCAGGGCAAAAAGGGCCTTGTCGTCGGATAAGCCACGGACGCGCGAGCCGTAGAGATAACCGGCAATCAGGCACGCCAGCAATAGGCCAACGCCGATCAGAATGCGGTAGGGGAGTGGAATCAGGTTCATGGGCGCCACCAATCAGGCCAAAGCTTTTCGGGCGCCATACTCCCCGCGTACAGCCAAACGGGTTGTACGCAAAACAATCTGGCCACAGCATCACATGATGGGAATTGATCTTTCGTCGCAAGTTGCCCCTGAGTCTCAAATCGGTATACCTGATGTTCATCAAGCCCCGTTTTATCAGCAAACTGTTTGCGCGTAAGATTGTGGTGTTCGCGCAGTTGTTTCAGGCGGCTTCCGATCGTGTCACCGGCCGGAACGCCTGCAAAAGTCATTGCAACCGTATTTCTCATGCCCTTCATGGACGCCTCCATCTTTTGTCAAGCGAAACACGCAGCAGGAAGGCTGCGACCGTCACGCGAATGTTGATGATTTGTTGCAGGCGACAGCGGACTTCGAGCGGCGTCATGCTGCAATCTTCCGCTGAATCGGCCACCACGTCACGCATGTGGAATGGCACACATTGCATTTGCGTTTCGGGCCTTGTGCAATCAAGCCATCGGCCATGGCATCACTGGTACGACGTGCGGCTTCGACCCGATCAAGTTGGATGGATTCGCCCAATTCGGCGCTGGTCTTGCCCGGATCGGCGCAGACCGCCGCCACAATCAATGCCACATGCGCGGCGCGTTGGCCGCGTTGCGTGACGCGTTCCGCCGCCATGGAGGATGTATCGGGATCATTGCGATGGGATAGCCGTTTCGCCCCCTTCACAATTTGCCAGCGATCACGCAGATAGTCTTTGTCCACGCCAAACCCGGCGATTTCAACCAGGTTGATGGCTTCGCGCCAAGCTTCGGGTGCGACATGACGTTCAATGCACGATGCAACGAATTTTGGCGTGGCCTCGGCGGGAACATAACGCAGCCAACCCATGTGTACGGATGATCCCATCATGATCGACTCCGCTTGCCCAAAGCCAACAATCGCAAAGCGAGTTCGCTGCGCGGTTGGCGGGTCGCCCCGCGTGAAAGCTCGCCAAGCGTGGATACCGGCGCCCGCACCAGCGCGGCTATTTCCGCCAGCGTCCAGCGCTTGCGCAACTTGAGAATGTACACTTGCCAGTCCATGCGCGTACCATACGGTTTTCCGGAACGCTCGTCAATGGCAGCGTTACAAATGTTCACAATCTCGGGTTGCATCATTCCGGTTTTCCGTATTATGATGGTCACGAATCAGGGCAAACCAGGAGGGTGACATGCAAACGCAAGATTGGCGCACGGCCAAGCCGGGACACCAAGTAGAACATCGTGATCCGATTACGTGGCCGTTCCTGACCTGCGGGCTGGTGATCGCCATCGTGATCCTGTTGGCGCGTGCGTGGGGATTGCTGCCATGACGCGCGAATGGTGGGCGGACGGTCCGCCGGACGATCGCGATGCGATGGCGTTTGACGCCGCGCGAGAAGAAGTGATGAACGACCTTGCGGCAAACGATGCGATCGCGGCCAAGGTTCGTGCCGAGTTTGAAACCGAAATCAATGAAATCTGTTCGGGCGCGTGGTCCGTCGAGGGCGCTCAAAAGATCGCGGCCGATATGTGTGCGGCGGTGGAACGTGAAATCGACCGGCGCGCACGGGGCATCTTGGATGGCTGGGCGCAAGACCACGCGGAGCGGGCGATCGACGCCGATGAATACATGATGGAGGAACGCTGACATGTGCACTATTCCGGGCGACAAGATGGCTGAAGCCATGCGCGATGAAATGCAGCGCATGGACGTGATGGCCAAGACGCTCAACCAAATTAATGCGGTATTCGGACCCGCTTTGCAGCGGGCACGCGAGCAAGCAGACAAAATTCAACGCGCCGCCGAGCTGTGCCGCGAAGTCGACGAGGATGCGCAGCCATGAAAGCCAATGGAACAGCAAGGGTCAAAGTTTGTCGGGCCCTCGCGCCGAGTGCGGCGCCCACCACCAAGACAGTTGATGTACGCATCACTGCGAAACGCGTCTATGTGCCT